GTTTCCCAGTCACGATCGATGTAGCCCCTTTTATAATACTTTCTTATTGCTTTGTATTATTTTATTGTCTTACTTTCTTTTGCTTGGCTTTGCTCTTATGCTGTTGATTCTGGCTCTTGTGCTGCTTGTTTATTTAACTTTGTTTTGTGTTTTGGCTGCTGCTGTTAGCTTATGAGCATAAAAAAAAGCAGCTTTTAAGGGCTGCTTTCTTTAGTTGTGTTAAGCTATTATTAAATAACTTCTTTTTGTATTCGTTCTAACCTTTTAAGGCGTTCGGCTGCTTCTAATTTATCCCAATTTTTGGGAGGTTGCCAATGTGGAATGTTAGCTCGCATTGTTGCAAATACTATGCGTTCCTTTGCTTTTGCTTTCTCTTCTATTGTGTTATTTTCCATGTCTGACAACATCAAAAAAGCATTCATAAAATTAAATTGTTTGTCCATAATTGTTTATAGTTTTTTAAGGTTAATATTAAAGTGTTAATGCAAATAAAAAGAAGATCAAAAAAAATAATAATGCTCCTAAATTTGCGACCGATTCGGCTTTCTGTTTTGTGTTCATTGTTTTATAGTTTTAAGTTATTAAAATTGATTCTCTAAAATTGTACTGATTAGTAGTTGCCCTTTTATTAGATTAATTTTTTTATTTTTTATATCTTTTAAGGCTTGTACTATCTGTTTATTTTCTAGTGCAATAGCAGGAGAAATTAAGTGTAAATTGCAAATTTCTATAAAATCGCTTTTTCTCATTGTATTATAGATTTATTGCCATAAGTTAATAATAAACTATTTTCGCTTAAATAGTCGTAAAAAATACGCTCGTTTTGGCTGTTAATTTTTGGGTTGAATTTGTCAAAAAGATGCGTGCCCCTATAATACACAGCCGTCCGTCTATACTCTAATGCTTTACAGAAATCAGCAAAAGAAAGATTCTTTTTGTCTTGTGCTGCTTTCTTTTCTTCTGCTGCTGCTTTCTTCTTTTCTTCTTCTTCTTTTTTGCTTTCTTCTTGGTCTATCCTTTGGCTAATTTGGTGATCAATAAGGCGTAAACGCTCCTTTACAACATCTTTTGTCTTTTCGCTTTTTTCTTTGTTTTTTGGGCTGATATGCCCTGTTAAAATTGTTTTGTCCATTGTTTTTAATGCCTATTTCTAGGACTTTATTTAGTTAGAAATTAATTTTAGTGATTTTCAAATTGTTATTTTTTGCGTATTTTAGACATTCTTTTTTAGTGTTTAATGTCGCTAGTAAAATATTTTCTTTTTCGTTGTATATATTCGGAACGAAAATTTTATATAGTCCGAGATCTTTTACTATTGTTGCTTTTTTTTCTCTTTTGTTTTTTAGTTTTTCTTCTTTTATTCTTCTTTCTCTTTCTTCTCTTCTTTTTTCTTTTACTGATATAAATACCTCTTCCTTTTTTGCGTTTTGCCTTTCTGTTAATCTTTTAATTGCATCAATTGCAATGGCTCTACTGTATTCTGTTTTTTTCTTCATTTTTTTGTTTTTAAGTTTTGTGTAATTATTTACGCTGCAATAATAAAAGTTTTTTTAATAATATGCAACAAAGTTAAATTTTTTTTACTGTTAATTTGTCAGTAAAAATTGAGCATCTAAAATATGAGCAGGAGAAAAAGAGCAGGAAACAAAGAAGAATCTAAAAATATTACATACGACAAGTATAGCAATTTCAACAATTTCAGGGCAGTTTCAAAAAAAAATACATACGGGATTTTTAACAATTTCAGGGCAATCTCAAAAAAAAATAGCCGACTTAAATTAAAGCCGACTACTTTTTGACTAACTAAAAACAATGTATTAATTCTTTATATGATATTCTTTTTTATTTAGAGTAAGTTGCTCAAGTGTATTAATATTAATTGTTCTGTATGCTTTCTTTATCATATCGTATGCAATAATATAATTAAATTCTTCTGGCTTATATTTCAATCCTACTCCCTTAATATCTTTCTTTACATCTAATCTGGCGTTCATTTTTCTTTTTGTACCATCTTTTTTAGTAAATAGTACGCTAAATATTTTACTTCTATTATTTAGTATTATTTCTTTTGCTTTATCCTTTGTTATTGATTCCATTATTTAGTTTTTTAGTTTATTAATTTGTTTTTCAATAGCCCCCCCCCCCTACCCCCCGCCTATCTATTGAGGGGGTAAGGTTAGTTTTATTTAGCACCCCCCAAAAATTAACGCTAATATCAATAGTAATGTAAGCATCCAATTAGGTGGGTTTGTTAGTGGTACTTGTCCTCTGCTGCTCATAGTTATTTAGTTTTTAGTTATTAATTACTTTCTAATATTTCTTCTAATATCTCTATTATTCTTTTGCACACATCAAAAGTAGCTACATCATAAGCCCTATTTGTAAAAATATCATCAATAAACTTCCCATTAATAACATACTTCTCATCTATATTTTCTTCTTTTGCAAAGCTTCTTAAATAGCCAAGTGCGTCTGTTTCTTGCTCCCTTAAATCTTTAATTAATTCTTTAATTTTTAATTCCATAATTTTATTTAGTTTTTAGTTATTAATTTGTTTTTGATATGATAGCTTAATTCATTAAGCACCTCTAATTGCACTATGTATCTTTGTTTCCATCTATCAAGTGCTTTCTCTAAAGTATCAATATCGTTATTTCTTTTGTCAATTGAGTAAAGCCATTTGTATATTCCTAAATTGTAAGATTTTTTTGCATCTTCTAATCTGCTTTCTGCTCTACCAATATTAAATACTATTTCGTTTAATATTTCTAATTGTTTTTCTATTAATTGTAAATTCATTTTATTTAGTTTTAGTTATTAAATTTTCCTATTGATTTTTTTATACTTTCATAGTAAGCATTATCTCTATTTTTGTTGTATCTACAAATAAACTTTTTGTATCTATTACTCCAATAGTAAGTATAAATTCCTCTTTCAAGTTCATCATATGTTATCCTTTTTTTCATAATTATTTAGTTTTAGTTATAGTTTATTATATTAAAAGTCCAAGTACTGTTCCCAATATGAGTAAAACTTACCATACTTGTTCCGTTTCCATTCGTCATAATTCATAAGTTAAATAGTTTTAGTTAATTTCTATTCCTGTATGCTCTTTGCAATCTGAACACAAATCAGTATCTTCTATAATTTTTGCACCGCAACATTCTGATTCTTTAGAGCAATCGCAAGATTCTTTATATTCTTTGCAATCATCACAAACATTGCAATTATAGCAAATAATATCGCCCTCATATAATTCTAATTCATTCCCACATTCTTTGCAACATTCTTTTTCTGCTGTATTTTCTGCTGGATTATCATATTGCTGATATGTACCCTTTACCCAATTTTCAAAATTCATATTCATAATATTAATATGCTGATATAGGTAAATTGACATCTAAATATTTTGAATCTAATCCCATATTCTGACAAAATAATATCTTTAATTCAAATGCAATATCTATCAAATCCTTATCACTTTGCCAATTCTTAATAGTGCAACTATTTGCTACTGCCCCTAACATTCCCCCGCCTAAATAATTTTGATATGCTGACATTTTCTCACCCTCATATCCATAAGGCGTCAAATCTATTTCAATACCCCCGCCTCTACTACTATACTTTTCTCTAATTACTGCTGATTTTAATTTTGTGTTCATTGTTTAATGTTTTTAGTTATTAATTTGTTTTTAGTTTATTATTTATTGATATTAATTTCTTTACCATTTTCTACTCCATTAAAATTATTTACTACTATTTTACATACATTTGTAATTATTTCTTGTTCTTTATTACCTACTGCTTCATCTATACCATCTAAATATGCCATCAAATCTTGTTGTATTTGCTCTTTAATTTCGTTCATTTTATTTTTGATTTCTTTTAACTCTTTGTATTCTTCAAATCTTTTTGGGCTACTCCATTCTTTTCTAAATTCTTTAATTTCTTTTGTATTCATTGTTTTTTGTTTTGATTAATAAATGAGCTGCAATACTACAAAAAATATTGACACTACCAAACTTTGTTGTATAAAACTTTACTGACAATTTAGCATATCATTTTGAGATTCAGTAAAATAAAAAAAGCCAAGAAAATTTCTCGGCTCATCTATATATTATACTACTAATATAGCAGTTTCAGCAGTTTCAGGGCAGTTTCAGCAGTTTCAGGGCAGTTCCATATACCAATTAATAGTATCAATACAATCATCTATTCCTTTACAGCATTTTGCATAGTACCCTTTTTCGTTTAGATATGCAATCCATTCTTTTTGTTCTTTTGTAGGGTATGCTTTTTTATGTGGTTTTATTTCTAAAAATAATCCGTGAAATTCTTTTTTTGGCTCTAACACTTGTAGGTCTGGGAAACCCTTAACATATCCTGTTTTCTTTGCTTTAATTGCTTGACGCATAGATGTTCTTATACCCCCTAAACTTGCACAATATCTTACATTAGAGTATTGCCATTTTAAGTATTCAACTACTGCTGCTTGTACTTCTTCTTCTGGGTTAGTCCTTGTAAGTTTTGCCATTTAATAATTGTGTCATTAGAGGTTGTGATACGCCATATTTTTGTGCTAATTTATTTTGGGATATACCCCCCCCGCCCCCTGCGTACTCTTCTCTTATAGCATCAGCTTCTTCTGTAGTAAATTTTCTTCTTGCATATCCACCACCTCTTCTATCTTTTCTGTCTGATGGTTTTATTTTTGGTATTTTAGGCATAATATTATATTAACAGTTTCACAGCAGTTTCATAGATATATGGCTCTGGCAGTTTCAGAGGCTTTAGAATCTGTCTGATGTTTCTCCGTATTGGTTTTCAACTTCTATATTATTAAAGCTAATAACGACATCTGAAGGCTTTTTTTTGTTCAGATAACATATTCTATCAATTAACTCTTTATCTTGCTTTATCTCCTCTATATTGTTTGTTAAAACAAATGTATCAATACTATCTTTTTTTATTCTCCTTTGGCTTTTACCCTTAATAGTATAATCTACTAAAACTCTATAGATTGGTTTTTTCATTCTTCAATATTTCTAACTCAAATTCCAAATGTGCGATTGCCTTTGTAATACATTCTATTGGGCTATCGTGTTTGCGTTTTGCTCTTAATAAATAAGTTACAGCAGTTCCACAATTATATGATAATTCAAAATCTTCAACTACCTTTCTTGCTTCATATTTATGGTGTTTCCCAATATAATAAGATGGTATTCTTTTATCTTCTTTTTTGTAAGGCATATTTCTTTCTTTATCGTAATAATATTTACTGTGTTCAGTATGCTTCGTACCCATCATCTACCCATTTATCTCTAAATATACTTTCACTTTCCTCTAATCTTCTGCTGATTCTTCTAATTTTTATTTTAAGTGCTATATTCCACACTAATAAAATTAGAATTATCAAAATTAAAAAAAAATTCACAACTATATATTTTTTTCTAATTTTTTTATTAACTGCGTGTCTGTATATACAGGTCTTGCCCCTTTGTATTTGTTTGGTTGAAACAGGCTTTTAATTTCCATTATCTCATCATTCTTGTCGTAATAGATTACCCATTTACGAGCAATTCCCCACTTGTCTTTTACGCCTTCTGTTTTCTTTAATAGTGCTAAAAAATTCATTTGTATAAATTATTTATTATTTTTCTATATGTGCTTTTCGCAAATTCCCAAAGTATTATAGTAAATATGTATTTCATCTTGCTATCTCATTTTGCGACTTCAAGTTGTCTGCTTTCATATCTATTGTTTTAATTGTTTATGTAAAATATCTCCTTCAGTAGTATAAGAATTACCTAAATAATGTTTATCATTTTCAGATATTACCCACCATTCAGTAGTATTATCATCATCACTTACACCTAATAATAAATCATCATTATATCCAATATAATAGTTGTGATTATACCAACTCTTCTCTTTTATATGTTGGAATTTTTCCATTTCTAATCCATCTGTATATTCTTCTGCTTTCATATCTATTGTTTTAGTTCTCTTTTTATTTTTATTTTTTTTATCGCTTCTCTAATTTCTTTTCTTGTTCTTTTTGGATTACTCATATCTATTGTTTTTTGTTATGTTTAATAAACAATTTCTCTTGTTTTTTGTTTTATTCATTTAACACTTTTTGGTACATAATCGTTAAAATCATTGTTCTTTGTACTATTTTTCACGCTTATCATTCCGAATATCTTTTTATTCCTTTATAGATATAGCATATCTATTAAATTGTAATTATAAATCTCATAGGTGTCCGCTTTCAGCTCAAAATAAGTACCATCATCTCTATACCTCTTCTCCCCCTTCTCATAAAGTATTGCCTTACTCTCAAGATTCTTCTTCTCTATCCAACCACATATTTGAAATGTATTGTCTTGCTTATTCAATGAAACAAATATAATTACATCACAATCGTACTTTAACTGACTCGCCAAAAAGTTATTCACATAGCGCATTTGACAATCTACATTCCTACCCATAGTTTTTACATCAATAGTTTTGTCTTTATAGATTATATCAACACCACCATCAAAACCTTTCTTAAATTCTGGGTAATACCCTAACAAATAATTATGCACTTCAAATTCACCTATCAATCCCACTAATTGCTTTTGCTTATCTCCATCAAACTCCCCTCTATTAGCAATATTATTAGATTGCAGCCACTTCCAAATTCTTTTCTTTTGCTCTTGGTTTATTTTATATTTCTCTATCATCATCTACAAATTGAGAACAAAATATTGCTTCTAATATACAAGCCACTATAAGTATTGCCCAAACAATTAATATTGTTTTCATTTTAATAATTTTGGCTCTTCTCTATAATGAGCAATTTCAGATGGCTTTCTGCCCAACACCTCAACTTCGTGTCTTGCGTTCCAAACCAACTCTTTATACTTCCTTAACCACTTCATATAAGTCTGCACATTTAAGTGTATAAAATCGCCTTTAATTGGCTCTCTAACGCCCAACCTAAATGCTTCTTCTGCGTCTTCATAGTAGAAATTCTTGTAAGTTCTACTTAAATCATCTGCTAATGAAGTAGCTAATACAACTATAGTTTCGTGGTCTGGCTTTTGCCCCAACTCAATGTATGTCTTGCTCAACAAATCAACACATTTAAGTTGCAAGTCTTTTCTTTGAATAGTTTTTATAGGTATCATTTGTTTTTATTTTTTATATTCCACAATAACCGCTATCACACCCATCTCCTGCTTCAAAATCTTCATCAAATAATTCTAATTGAGTAAAAGCATTTTTTATTTTTTCATAACTCATACCTGTTTTCCACTTTGCTTGATTGCTGTCGTATGTATTTTTCTCTTGCTCAACGAACCAATCATATTGTTTTTCGGCTTTACTACTTATATGTTTTAGAAAAATAGGGTTTCTATGAAAACACCCTACACAGTTATTTGCATAAGCAAATCTAACTTCTTTGTCTTTCCAAAATTCTTCAATATTATCTTTGTAAATATTATCTTTTATCAAAGGAAATTCAGGTATTCTGTATGGTATTGTTTCCCAATGGTTTGTTCCGTTTTTGTTTTTAGAAAAAGTACCTTTTTGATACTGCACTCCATCATCTTCACATCTTGCCAATAAACTTTTGGCTCTCCTTTGTTCGTTTGCTCTATATCCAATCCTCATTTTGAAAACTT